TGCACAAAAAAACGCACGGTAAACCATTTGAATGATAATCGCAGTTGATTTTGACGGAACATTAATGATTAATAAGCAACCGAATCACGGCTTAATTGCAATGCTACAGGATAGGCAAATGCGCGGCGATATCGTGATTTTGTGGACATGTCGAGAGCGCGAAAGCTTATGCGAGGCGGTTCGGTTTTTGGCTGCGAATGGATTCCGGCCGAATTATATCAATCAAAACGCGCCACAAGGGATTAAACAGTTAGGGCATGATTCGCGGAAAGTCTTCGCGGATTTGTATATAGACGATAAAAACAGCATGAGGTAAACCATGTCAGAATTCAAAGGTATGCAATATTTAAAGAGTAAATTAAGGCGCAAAAAGCATCGTGTCATTACTCGATATGACTATTACGAAATGAAGAATGTCGTGTTCGATTTCGGAATCAGCACTCCGCCGGAGTTGCGTCATTGGATGGGATCACTTGGCTGGTGTGCAAAAGCGGTTGACAGCTTGGCGGATCGGTTATTGTTCCGGGAATTCTCGAATGATACATATAACATGAATGAAGTCTTCGAGCAGAACCAGAAGGATATATTCGTTGATTCGGCAATTCTCGGAGCGTTGATTAGTTCATGCGATTTTATATTCATTACGACAGATGATGACGGATTTCCGCGATTCAAGGTCATCGACGGCGCACACGCAACCGGAGAGATTGATCCGATTACGAATTTACTTCGTGAGGGATATGCAATTCTTGAATGGAATGAGCATGATCATCCGATTTTGGAAGCGTATCTTACACCAGGCAGGACAGAGATTTACGAACACGGGAAGTTAGTCGAAGTTCTCGATACTGGATTAGACTATCCGCTCCTTGTACCGGTGATCAATCGTCCTGATGCGGTGCGTCCATTTGGACATTCTCGGATAAGTCGAGCTTGTATGTCTCATGTCGGCGCGGCAATCAGGACAGCAAAACGCTCAGAAATTGCATCGGAATTTTATTCGTTCCCGCAGCGGTATATTCTTGGGATGGAGAATAGCGCGGAACGTATGGACAAATGGAAAGTAACGATGTCAACATTGCTGCGGATTGATAAGGATTCGGACGGTGATCATCCTGTTGTCGGTCAGTTTAACCAGCAGAGCATGACTCCACATATAGAGCAACTTCGCATGTTCGCTGGATTGTTTGCCGGTGAAACAGGCTTGACGCTGGATGATCTCGGATTCCCGAGTGTTAATCCGTCCAGCGCGGAGGCTATCAAGTCAAGCCATGAGACATTGAGGCTCACGGCTCGTAAAGCGCAGAGGGATTTTAGCGTCGGATTGAAAAATGCTGGATATCTTGCCGTTTGTCTTCGTGATAGAAGAAATTACGAACGCGTCGAGGTCGCGAACACTTCCGTGAAATGGGAGCCGATCTTTGAGCCTGATGCGGCGATGCTTTCGCAGATCGGGGACGGCGTCATTAAGATTAATCAGGCTGTGCCTGGATTCTTTGATGCTGAAAGTCTTCGAGATTTGACAGGTATTAATCCGTCAGAATTTGCCGGAGATCTAACATCGACACAGAGCGAAACGATTGAGGATATTTTGTTGTGACGAACGAAGAAATCTTCGAAGGTATTGCAAAAGAATATAACAGACTCGCAAAAGATGATAAAGCATTCTATGCGTTATGGAACAAATCGAAGACAAGTGCGGCAACGTATGCTGATGCTGACAAATTCGCAGTAAGTGTCGGAGATAAAATGTCAAAAGCATTTGATACGGTTATTGCTAAAGCTGATTTGCCGGACGGAGTCTTGACGCGAGAAGTTGCTCAATCTGTTATTCCGAAAATGACAGACAATGCGGAGGGGCTTGTCAGTACATTTGCGCGGAGAGTTCAAGAGGCGACAAACAAGCGCGGCAAGGTCGGATTGAAAGCGTTGAGTCATACTCACAATCAAAGTCGCGTTAATGGTATTGTCGATTTTGCGTCTGATCGAGTGTACGAGGAAATCAAAGATAAGCTCGGCCAGGTGTTTGTCAATTATTCGCAATCAATAACAACAGGAACGCTCCGTGCAAACGTAAGAGCGCAAGAGTCTCTCGGCCTTGAACCAGTAGTCGAGCGGATCTATGACGGTGTCGGCTTGCATGGCGGCAAAACTCCGTGTGAGTGGTGTATTGCTCGCGAAGGAACTTGGCGTTATGCGGACGCAATCGCAAACGGAGTCTTCCAGCGTCATGATGGCTGCGGCTGCACGATCACATATGAAGTTGGTGGGAATAAGCAGATCCAAACGCAATGGGAGCACAATGTTTGGGAAAATATTAGTTAAAAGCATCGAATAGGTCGGTGTTTTTAATAGATTCACAGGAGGAATCACAATGGAGACACGGAAGGGACGACAATCCCCGACGGTGTCCGTGATTTTGCCTTACAAAGAAACTCGCGGTGAAGAAGCGATTCAGCTTTATAACAAGACAGAGCATAGTGGTCTTCCGTGGCAAGTATCATCGCTTTATGACATCATGGCGATCGATGATGAAGGGTTATGGATTCATCAGAAAATCGGATATTCCGTAGCGCGACGCAACGGAAAAAGCGAAAGCGTCCTGATGCGATGTCTATGGGGTCTTGAGCATGGAGAGCGAATTCTTTACACGGCACATCGAGCGTCAACGTCTCATGCGGTGTATGAACGATTGCTGCGGATGTGTGAGAAGATCGGGATTAAAGTTGAATCAAAGTTCAGAGCATTTGGAAAGGAGCACATATATGTAGAAGGTGGCGGCGTTATCGAGTTTAGAACCAGAACATCAACAGGTGCGCTCGGTGAAGGATACGATCTGCTTATCATCGACGAAGCTCAGGAATACACTCCGGAGCAGGAAACCGCTCTGAAGTATGTTGTTACAGATTCGGAGAATCCGCAAACAATCATGCTCGGTACTCCGCCGACGGCGATTAGTGCAGGAACCGTTTTCCCGAAATTCCGCGATCGTGTTTTGCGCGGCGATTCTTATGCTTCAGGATGGTTCGAATGGTCAGTTGAGAAGATTACCGATCCGAATGATGTTGATGCCTGGTATGAGACTAATCCATCACTCGGATATTTTCTGAAAGAACGCACTATTCGTTCAGAGATCGGGGATGATGATATTGATTTCAATATCCAGCGTCTTGGACTTTGGCTGAAATACAATCAGCGGAGCGCAATTTCACGAAATGAGTGGGATGCACTTCGAGTCGATTCGGTCCCGAAGCTTAACAGTAAGTTATATTGCGGCGTCAAATTTGGCAAAGATGGAATTAACACGTCATTATCAATCGCGGCAAAAATCGACAAAGGCATATTCATCGAAACGATTGATTGTTGTCCGTCCAGAACGGGCGTTGCATGGCTGGTCGATTTCATCACAAAGGCCGATGTTGCAAGTGTAGCGATTGACGGCGCGAACGGTGCTTCGATTCTTGTCGATGCATTAAAACAGGCAGGATTCAAAAAAGCATCAATCGTCAAAACGGGTGAATTCGTCACAGCTAATGCATTGTTTGAGCAAGCGATTGCAACCGGAACCATATTTCACATGGAGCAGCCGGCGGTTGATCAGATCATTAATCATTGCGATAAGCGGACAATAGGCAGTAATGGTGGATTTGGATATCAATCACAGCTTAACGGCGCAGATATATCAATACTCGATAGCATCATTTTGGCACATTATCAAGCAAAGGGAAGTAAGGCAGAACACAAGCAGACAATCAGTTATTAATTAGGCGTGGCTTAGGCCGCGCTTTTTTAATACGCAAAATTACGGACACTACCCGGACAAGTAGGAGGTATTAAAAATGTCAGAATTCAAAGTTATTGAAACTCAAGAACAACTCGATGCGATCATTGGTGAGCGGATCAGACGGGCGGAATCAAAAGCAGCTGAGAAATTCGCTGATTACGATTCTCTAAAGACTCAGAATGACGAGCTTGCGAGTCAGGTCGCGGAACTGACAAAACAGATCAAGGCAAAAGACGAAACGATCAACGGCAACAAAACGATCGTTGATGATCTGAATGCAAAGATTAAAGATTACGAAACGCGCTCGGTTAAAACGCGAATCGCGCATGAGGTTGGTTTGCCTTATCAACTCGCAGACAAGTTATCAGGCGAAGACGAAGAATCAATCCGTAAGGATGCGGAGAAGCTTGCGTCATTCGTCAAGACTCCCGCCGCTCCGATAGGTGGCGCGGAGCCAACACACGAAGACATTGATCCGATCAAAGCGGATATGTCAGCATTAGCAAAACAAATCGGTAAGGAGGTTTTTTAACATGGCAACAATTCAGGCAGGAATGACATTCCCTTCAACAGTAGTTACAGAAATGTTTAACGCAGTTCGCGGTCATTCAGCACTTGCGAAGCTTTCTGCACAGACACCGATCCCGTTTAACGGCGTTACTGAGTTCGTTTTCACAGCGGGCGGAGAAGCTGCTCTCGTTGCAGAGGGCGGTGCTAAACCGGCGGGCGATGCAGCGGTTACCGCAAAGGTTATCAAGCCGGTCAAATTCGTTTATCAGCAGAGAGTGTCCGATGAATTCCTGAAAGCCGGTGATGAAGTTCGTCTTCAGTATCTGACAGCTTTCGCAGAGGGCTTCGGACGTAAGATTGCTCGTGGTCTTGATATCGCGGCTATTCATGGTATCGATCCTGCAACAAAGGCTCCGGCTTCTTTCAAGTCCACAAACAGTTTTGATGGACTTGTTTCAAATATCGTAACTTATTCGGCTGCAAACATCGATGCGAACATTGACTCTGCTATTCAGGCAATCACAGACGGTGAAGTTAATGGAATTGCAATGTCACCGACGGCCGCTGCTGCTCTTGCAGCAATCAAAGTCAATGGTGTTCCGCAGTATCCGGAATACAGATTCGGTCAGAATCCGGACGCATTCTACGGAATGGGATCTGATGTCAACAGCACAGTATCTGTTCAGGAGACGGGCGGATCGACAACCGATCATGTCCTTGTAGGCGATTTCGCAGGAGCTTTCAAGTGGGGCTATGCAGATAATATTCCGCTCGATGTCATCCGCTATGGTGATCCGGACGGCGCAGGACGCGATCTGAAGCGTTACAACGAAGTTTGCCTCCGTGCAGAAGCATATATCGGATGGGGCATCCTTGATAAGGACGCATTCGGTCTTGTGCAGGCGTAATCGTTATGAAATACAGGAATAAAAACACTGGCGTCATTATTGACGTTGAAAGCGAAATGAAAGGCGCATGGGAGCCGGTCGAAAAAGCTCCCGCGCCGGTTAAAAAGCAGACAACAGCAAAGAAATCCGGAGGCAAGAAAAAATGAGTGATTTTGCAACGCTCGCAGACGTTATCGCAATAGAGGGTGTCGCGTATACGACTGAGCAACAGGAACGGATCGAAACTCTACTCCCGCTTGTCTCTGATCTTATCAGGACAGCCGGATCGGGCGTCGGAATGAATATCGATGAGCTTGTTGCAAGCGATCCAGCATATGCGAGCGTTGTCAAAATGGTCACTTGCGACGTTGTCGGTCGTGTTATGCGACAAAGCACAACAGGCGATCCGATGTCTCAGGAATCGCAATCCGCGCTCGGTTATTCATGGTCAGGGACATATGCAATACCAGGCGGAGGCGTGACGATGTCATTAATGAGAAACGAATTAAAGATTCTCGGAATCAGACGGCAGCAATACGGAGTAATGGAGATATGGGAGCATTAAAGGGTATCACGGTCACACTTTATGAAACAACGCAGACCGGAACCGACGCATTCAACGAACCAATATACACCGAAACGGCGATCGATGTTGATAACGTGCTGGTGTATCCGTCATCGCAGACGGAGATCCTCGAAACGGTCAACTTATACGGTCGCAAAGCCGTTTACACGCTTGGAATCCCGAAAGGAGATACTCATGATTGGGAAAACCGCCGGATTGATTTCTTTGGTCAATCTTGGCGGTCTTTTGGTATTCCGAGTAAAGGCATCGAAGATATGATTCCGCTCGATTGGAATATGAAAGTGACGGTTGAACGATATGAATAGTGTTCGATTTGAATTAGATATCGGTGGCCTTGATGAATTGATGAAGTCGGGCTCTATGACATCCCAGATTGCGCAAGCGGCTCAAACGGTAGCGGGTGCAGCTGGAGAAGGATTCGAATCGGAAGTGCATCAGGGCGATTACACAGCGATCGGGACGGTCACCCCGTCAACAGTCGAAGCGTTAATTGAGAACGAAGATGACAATTATCTTCTCAAAGCTCTTTATTCGGTCGGATTGCACGAAAGCAAAGGCGGTTAATTATGATCGAAGCAGTATTAATTCAATATTTAAACAATAGCGAATTGCTCGGTGTTCCGGTACACGCACAGCGTCCGGAGAATCCGCCGGAGAAGTATGTTCTGGTCGACAAAACCGGCTCAAGCAATCAGAACCGCATCATGACATCGACTTTCGCAATCCAATCATATGCGAGCAGGCTTCTCGAAGCGGCTGAATTGAATGAAATCGTCAAAGCGGTCATGGAAGATTTTGAAGCGGAACCGGAGATCGGTCGCGTCAATCTTGTCTCGGATTACAATTTCACAAGCACACAAGCGAAGCAGCCGAGATATCAGGCAGTCTTCGCGATTACTCATTATTAGGAGGTCATTAAATGTCAACAGTATCAAATGTATCGGTCGGAAAACCGAATGTAGCCGGAGCAGTTTTCCGCGCTCCGCTTGGCACGACACTTCCGACTGATTCTGAAACAGCTCTTGATAATGCATTCGTGCAGTTAGGTTTTGTGTCGGAAGACGGCGTTACAAATACTAACAGCCCGGAGGCAGATACGATCAAAGAGTGGGGCGGTAAGATCGTTTTAACAGTCCAGACAGAAAAGGCAGATACATTCCAGCTCACGCTTATCGAATCGTTAAACGCGGATGTATTAAAAGCCGTATACGGATCAACAAACGTCACTGGATCACTGGCAACTGGTATTTCTGTCACAGCAAACGCAGACGAAGCAGAAGAAGCGGCATGGGTCATCGAGATGATTCTGCGTAATGGCGTTGCAAAGCGGATTGTTATTCCGGATGCGCAGATCAGTGAGATCGGAGATATCGTTTATAAGAGCGATGAAGCGATCGGGTATGAGATCACAATCAATGCAATGCCTGATTCCGCCGGAAATAACCACTACGAATACATCAAATCTTAATTCAGATCATGCAAAGGAGTAAAAAATGAAAACAGGAAAATTGCAGAATGGATTCAGATTCAAAGTCGATGAAACGTCTCTTGATGATATGGAATTGCTGGAAGATTTAGCGGAGATCGACAAGGGGAATATTTTGAAATACCCTTCAGCCATTGAGCGCATTCTCGGAAAAGATCAAAAGGCAAAACTATATGACAAGATTCGTGATCCGAAAACAGGCAGAGTTACCGCAACCGCGATATCCGAAGCGTTGACGGAGATCATCGAATTATTGAACACGCAGACAGAGGATGCGGGAAAAAACTCTTAAACCTCGCACACGTTATCGCACATTACAAAAACGAAATGATATGCGATCTTGCGGAAACTTATCACATTTACGATTGGCGGCGGGTCCCGGTTAGCTTACTCGGGATACTCGTCGCCGGTCTTTCTTATAATTCGCGAGTCGCACTTGCGGAACGTGGCGAGGATTTCCCGCTTGAAACAATGTTCCTGGCATCAGCAAATGACTCGATTAATGCGATTTTGTACGGCTTATTCATGAAGAAACATGATCGGCCGATTTCGTTTGTTGACAAGCTGCTCAAGGAACAAAAACGCGATAAAGATATCAAGATCTTCAAATCGGGTGAGGATTTCATGAAAGCCCGTGCGAAGCTCATAAAGGATAAAGACAATGGCTAATCTCGGAACAGCTTATGTGCAGATAGTCCCAGAGGCAACAGGGATATCGGGCAAAATAACTAAAGCGATCAATCCCGAAGCAAACGCGGCTGGTCTTGAAGCAGGAACGACCGTTGCGCAAAGTCTCGGGTCAAAGCTTCAAAGTCTCGGCGGTTCATTCATCAAAGCCGGAGCGATTGCAACGGCGGTTTCGGTTCCTATTATTGCCGGAATCAATAAGGCGATGGATGCTTACATGATCCAGAGCGCAGCTGAAACGAAGCTGACAGAGATCTATCGTACTCGAATGGGTGTTACGCAGCAAGCAGCGCAAGCGACAATCGACTATGCCGGTGCATTACAGAAGCAAGGCGTTATCGGCGATGAGGTTCTACTCTCCGGAGCGCAACAGCTCGCTACATTCGCGAAGTATCCTGGAACGATCAATTCACTGCTTCCTGCGATGGGTAACTTGCTTGCACAGCAGAAGGGTGTCAACGCAACTGCTCAAGACGCTACGCAGATCGGTAACCTTATGGGTAAGGTCTTGCAGGGTCAGACTGGAGCGTTAAAGCGTGTCGGTATCACGTTCACCGAAGCGCAAGAACAGGTTCTGAAATATGGCACAGAAGAAGAACGTGCCGCCATGCTTGCGCAGGTTATCACGGATAATGTGGGTAATATGAACGCGGTCATGGCGCAGACTCCCGAGGGTCAGATTCAGCAAATGAAAAACGCTATGGGAGATTTAGCGGAGCAGATCGGAGCGACGCTCGCGCCTGTATTGGCAGACGTTGCTAATTGGATTTCGTCGAATCTGATGCCGAAACTTGAATCATTGATTGCATGGTTTCAGAGTAATCCAGTTGCCGCTAAAGTTATCGTTGCGGTTGCTGGCATCCTCGCGGTAGGCGGGCCGCTGCTGATCATGATCGGCACATTGATTTCAAGCGTCGGATCTATTATGAGTATTCTTCCGATGTTGGCCAGTCCCGCAGGAATCGTTATTGCGGTTATTGCCGCGATCATCGCGATCGGTGTTTTGCTTTATCAGAATTGGGACACGATCAAAGCAAAAGCGGCCGAAATAAAAGAGTTGATTGTTGAGAAGTGGAACGCGCTCAAAGAGGGCGTATCGAACGCGGTCAATGCTCTTAAAACAGGCGTATCGAATGCATGGAATGCGATCAAGTCAACCGCATCAAGTGTGTGGAACGGAATCAAATCGACAATCACATCGATCGTGAACGGTATCAAGTCAACAGTTACCAGCATTTGGAACGGAATCAAGAGTGCAACTACTTCCGCATGGAATGCCGTTAAAAATGCTATTCAACATCCGATTGATACGGCAAAGAACCTTGTCCGCAATGCAATCAATGCGATTAAGAGCATCTTGTCAGGCCACTTGCCGTTCCCGAAGATCAAACTCCCGCATTTCACTATTAAGGGCAAATTCTCATTGACTCCGCCGAGTGTGCCGAGTTTTGGAATAAGCTGGTATGCAGATGGCGGTATCATGACAAAGCCGACGTTGTTCGGAGGTGGTGAGGCTGGTCCCGAAGCTATTATTCCGCTTAATACGTTCTGGGATAAGATGGACAGACTCGCAGAGGTCGGAGGCGGTGACGAGATCACAATCAATGTGTATGCGGCTCCTGGCATGGACGTTAATGCGCTTGCACAACGTGTCGAGCAGCGATTGACAATGCAACAGAGACAGAGGAACAAAGCTTATGGCATGGCTTAAAGGTTTTATATACGACGGAATTGATTCGCTTGATTACAATTTGTATATCACAAGCGGAAGTGTCTACGATGCTCCGGAGCGTGTTGTCGATATGATCAAAGTTCCGGGGCGCAACGGTGCGCTTGCAATCGATCAAGGGCGGTTTGAGAATATCGATGTCGAATATGACGTATATACAAAGGATCGCTCGCAGAAGGTATTCACGCAAAACATTCGAGACTTCCGGAATGAACTTTGCAGCCGTCATACTTATTTGCAATTATCGGATGATTACAATCCGGGAGAATTTAGACTCGGGATCTATAAATCAGGTCTTGAGGTGGATGCGGACATTGATCGAGCAGGATCAATCAAGCTTGTTTTTGATTGCAAACCTCAAAGATATCTGACAAGTGGGCAGGTATCGCAGACATTCACGGCAGCAGGGTCAATCACGAATCCAACATTATTCGCATCGTCTCCGTTAATCGTTGTTACTGGATTCGGTCAGCTCGGAATTGGTTCCTATACAATCACGATTCAAGGCAACGATCCGACACAGGAGATATACATCGACACTGACATCATGGAAGCATGGGGATATGAAAGCGGTGTCATCGTATCGAAGAATGATTACATAGCATATCCGAATAACACAATCCCGAAACTCGAACCAGGTGCAAACGGTATTTCGCTTGATTCCGATATGACATCAGTCGTTATCACTCCGAGGTGGTGGCAGTTATGATACCAATTTTATATGATCGTGCCGAAAAACATTTCACAACGAACGGAATTGGTCGGTTATCTGATTGTATATCCTGCACTGTCACAGAAGAGCGCAACGGCGTTTATGAATGTGAATTTGAGTATCCAATAACAGGCGAGCATTATTCTGACATTCAAGAGGATATGATTATCGCCGTCACTCATGATAATAAGGGCGATATTCAGCCGTTCGATATTTACGCACGGTCAGCTGAAATCGACGGAGTTGTGACATTCTATGCGCATCATGTTTCATATCGATTAAGTGACGTTGTCGTCGCTCCGTTCGATGCTTCTGGTGTTACGGATGCTTTGCGCTGCATCGGAACAGAAGCAATCAACTATAACGAATTTACATTCTGGACGAATAAGACAGGAACAGCAGAGTATAAGAATAAGGTTCCGAATATCGCTCGTGCTATGCTCGGCGGTCAAGAAGGATCCATTCTTGATGTCTTCGGAACAGGCGATTATGAATTTGATAAGTTCCTTGTTCGGTTATATGCGAATCGCGGTTCTGATAGCGGAGTTGAGATCCGATACGGCAAGAACCTCGAAGACATTAAGCAGAAATATGATATCAGTTCGACATATAATGCGGTCGTTCCGTACTGGACGAATACGGATGGTGATGTCAAGTTGCTTCCGGAATACATGATTGTCTATTCGGGCGCGACAGTAAGACTGACAACATTAACGGATGAAGACCTTGTAATCATTCGTAATGAAAACTACGAACCGATTGAGATCGGCTATCGCATTATTGATGCAATTCCGATGGATTTGAGTTCTGACTTCCAGGAAGAGCCTACGGATCAGGAGATGCGAGATCTCGCACAATCAAGATTCGAAAGTAATGAAGGCTGGCTTCCGGATGAGAACATCAACGTTGATTTTGTTCAGCTGTGGCAGACAGAGGAGTATGCAAACTTCGCTCCGCTGCAGCGTGTCGGCTTGTGCGATACCGTCTCGGTGTATTATCCGGAATTAGGCGTTGAAAAAGTAAAAACGAAGGTTATCAAGGTTGTCTATAACGTCTTAACCGAACAGTATGACTCGATTGAATTAGGCAAGCTGCAGACAACGCTTGCACAGACAATCACGAGCGATGCACGAGCAGAGATCCTTCAGGAAGTTCCGACATACGATGCGCTTGAACGTGAGTTCGACCTGATTCGTGGCGGTCTTGGCGGTTATGTCGTTATGAACGTGAATGCGAATGGCCAGCCGCAGGAGATCCTTATCATGGATGATCCTGATAGGACTCAAGCGGTCAACGTCATTCGGATGAATAAGAACGGCATTGGCTTCTCGCAGAATGGTTATAACGGACCGTTCAATTCAGCCTGGACAATAGATGGAACGTTCTATGCTGACTGGATTAAGACTGGTTTGCTGTCCGATGCGAATGGTATTAACCAGTGGAATATGGCAACAGGCCAGCTTATCACAAAGTCGATTCGAGCGATTGACTATATATACATGAACGGAACCAGCAATGCGTTTTTCCAGTTCCCATATGCGACAATAGGATATTTAAGGTTAAGTTCGAGCGGATTACGAATACAAGTCCGTGATTCGTTCATTGAAAATGCAACTTTATATTATTCTGGAGGTCAAACTGGAGACTTACCGTATGATATTTTGATAGGTACGCTTGCAGCAGAATATGAAGAAAACTCTGATAGATGGCGATCATTTTTTGCTCCGACAGAGTTTGCAGTGTTTCATTATTCTGGCGGCTCAACAGTAGCAAATTCTCGTCTGCAGGCTGGTTATCTGCATGTGAGCAGAAGTAGTAGTTATCAGTTTGAAGTGAAAACTTCTGACGGTCAGTTCTATGCACAATGCGCAAGATTCCTTGTTTCAGGCGACTTCCAAGTAACTGGCACCAAGAACAGGAAAGTTGCGACCGATGACTATGATAACCGCTTGCTTTACAGCTATGAAACAGCATCTCCGATGTTCGGCGATATCGGCGAAGCGGTACTCGATTCGGACGGCTTGTGCTTCGTAGACATTGACGATATCTTCAGCGAAACGATATCGGATACAATCGAGTATCAGGTCTTCCTGCAAAAAGAAGGTCAAGGCGATTGCTGGATAGCAGAGAAGCATCCGAGATACTTCGTTATCGAAGGCACTCCGAATCTTAAGGTTGCATGGGAGCTGAAAGCGAAGCAGCTCGGTTATGAATTATTACGTCTTGAAGATGACGACATCGATCTGGACGAATATGAAAATATTAACGATGACATTTTGAATGATTACATCAACGAACAGGAGGAACTTATCAATGATTATTAAACAGTTGGCATCATTCGCGGTATTGAACGTGAACGGCGGTTATCGTGTCACATACACTTACGATGAGATCAACGCGGATACAGGCGATCTGATTAGTTCGAATAACAAAGGTTCGTTCTATGCGGTCGATAAAGACCTGAAGAATGAGATCGAGGCTATTCGCGAATACATCATCGATAACAAGTTATCGGAAGAATGAAAATACTAACCACTCTGTTTTATGTGCTCGGTTTCGGGTGCTTTTTTATTATTGCGCTTGATCTCGACACAAGGCATCAGACAGCATACTACGTGCTCATGATTCCGTTCATGATTGTTCTGATGCTTATGATTTTATTGAAGATATATATTATCTGGAGGTAGTTATGCAAATTCACGAATTACCAACATTCACTGGTACTCCGGGAGCGTCGGATTACTTTGCTGTTGATAATGGTTCCATTACCGCAAAAGTTGCCGGTTCTGACATGGTGAATCCTGATGCGATGACTGTTGCTGAAGCTACGACAGGAACCAGCACGGCGGAAAGAGTCATTACGCCGAAGGTGTTGCATGATTTCGCGGTGCATGATGTTCAACTTGACGGAACTTCTGTTGTGACATCGGGTGTTGCTGATATTCAGAGCAGTGATTTCCTGTCGGCTGCGACAATCGCAAAATGGGATGCAATCCTCGGAATATAGGAAGGAGTAAAACCATGAAACACGTAAACCATTTTAGGGGGGGGTACTCCCGACTAACTAAACAACTAAAAACCGAAAGAGTCAAAAGGGGGTGGCAGTGATGGCATCCCTTGATCAGATCATTTCGCATATTGGTGACAATACAATCGTTGAGCAAGGCACAAGCGGTGACTGGAGTTATCGTAAGTACGCAAACGGATTTGCGGAGTGCTTCGCGAGGTTTACTCCATCAAGCAAGCAGGGCACCTCATACGGCGGGATGTATTACGCAGAATACGCGGTCAACAGTCAATTCCCGTTCACGTTTACAGAAACGCCTATCCTGTTAATCACTCCGTCAAGTGCAGCGTGGGGCATGATCGGTGATGTGACCTATACTAATGCTAAATTAACCAAGTACGACACTTACAGAGGGAACGGCGGAACTGTGAGTGGCGCGGTGTCTGTGCACGTGTTCGGCAAGTGGCAATAATTTCTTTTTTGGCTCTTTCTACAAATTCACAGAAATGGTCAGAATATGGCAATTTTAGATAATATTATAAATCAAGGCGGCGGCGGTTAAAGCCGTAAAGAAAAAATGAACACAGAAATTATAAAATCGATGATAGCAACAATACCTACGCTGATAATTGCGCTCGCCACCGTGGTTGTGAACGGAAGATTGATTGTTTACAGAATAGACCAGTTGGAGAAGAAGGTTGAAAAACACAACAATATAGTCGAGCGGATTGCGGTATTGGAGCAGAAGACAGATGCTTCTTTTTCAAGGATTGACGAGTTGCGCAAGGACGTAAAGGATTTGGGTAAGGAATAAATGACAGCAAGTATTATAACAGGGGTTTTGGCTTTGATCGGAACGACAATCGGGTCAATAGCAGGAATCTTGACAGCGAACAAGCTCACAAATTACAGAATTGAACAGCTTGAGAAGAAAGTGTCCGCTCATAATAATTTGATCTCAAGAATGTATGAGCAAGAATCTCGGACGGAAGTTCTTGAAGAAAAGATGAAAGTAGCAAATCACAGGATAGATGATCTTGAAGAAAGAAAGTGAGGGCAAACATGAACTGGAAATTATGGACTAAAGCGGCTATTATCCGCGCAATCAAGACGATCTGTCAGGCGGCAGTCGCTACAATCGGCACAGCGGCTGTGATCTCAGAAGTGGATTGGAAGTATATTATATCGGCATCTCTTCTTGCAGGTGTGTTATCCATTCTCACAAGCCTTGCAGGATTGCCGGAAGTCGATCAGGCAGGAGTTGCGGCAATCGGAGCGGAACGGACAGATGCAGATCGCAGAGATGATTCAGAGGAGAAAAAAGATGCCTAAAATCAATTACAACATTCCTGCCACATCATATTGTCACGGTGGATCACGAGCATTATCAGCTATCAAGTACATCGTGCTTCATTATACGGCTGTCAATGGCGATACTGCGAAGAATGAAGCAACATATTTCAGCCGTAACTATTCACGCTATGCAGGAGCGCACTTCTTTGTCGATCAGAGTGGTTATATCGCGCAATCAATCGGGATGAATGTCGCGGCTTGGTCAGTCGGCGGTTCAAAGTATTCAGGCACAAATCCGCAGTATTACGGTTCATGCACTAACTATAATTCTGTTTCGATTGAGATGTGCGATCAGGTCAATAAGGATGCGTCCGCAAAGCAGATTGAAGCTGTTAGATGGTTGATCTCTTATATTAAACAGTCTTGTCCGAACGCAAAGACGATTATCAGGCATTACGATGTGAACGGCAAGCCGTGTCCGGCTCGTTATGTCAATGATGCAAAGTGGGCAGAGTTAAAGAAATATATCACAGCAAGCGATAAGAAAGAACAAACAAAGATAAAGGAGACTACAATGCAGTGCTTATTCAAGATCAAAGGCGGTGACGGAACAGTTTATTATTTCGATGGTCAGACCATCAAATCATTAAACAATGTCGATCAGATGCGAATCATTCAGCGTATCTACAGGGATAACAACGGACATGATATTCCCTATTATACAGACTGGGGGAAGGATAATCCGTGGTATCAGAGATTGTCACAAGTATGCGAGAGAAAGAGTGTCAAGTTGTAATTAAAAGAAGGTAACATCATATCATGGCAGCATCTATTATCACAATAATCACAGCGGTAATCGCGTCACAGGCAGTTTTCGGTTTCATTCAGTTTTTAATCACTCGGCGTGACACTAAAAAGAACGTGTATGGCAAGCTGACAACTCTTGAAAAGGATGTTCTGCGAACACAGTTATTGTTGTTAATCCTGATGCGTCCGAAAGAGCAACAGGAGATCATGACGATTGCCGAGCATTATTTCGGTAAACCGCCGAAAGGATTAAACGGAAACTGGTACATGACAAGCATATTCAACAAATGGCTTCTTGATTCTGATATCGCTAAGCCGGAATGGTTTACAACGAAAGCATAAGATTACCTACTTTTGTATAGCGCATGAGGTGTCATAGCTTCGTGCGTTATTTCCGGTTTTCAGCCGGTGAAACTCCTTTGCATGGCGGGCGGTTCTTTTTTGTGTTCTTTTTCGGCCGTCCGCAATACTTCTGGTGTAGGGTCGTTGATGATGTTGGCGCACATCAGCGGCCCTTTTTTCGTTTGAATTTCATTTGCACTTTGATCGTCAAATATGATAAAATCAGGTCAAATTTGAACGTTTTCGGTCAAATCTGACACTGTTCAAAACATCAAAAAACCGCGCAATTACGCGGAATATGCGTATTTACGCGGAATCTTGAAAAAGTGGAGCATACGGGATTCGAACCCGTATTCATTGTTGATATTTACAGGGTTTATCGGGCATCCATTTGCATTTTGTTTGCACTCTGATCAAAAAATGATGCTGCCTGGTCTGCTGCTCGCAGCTCAAAATCATCCAAAGTGTCTCGGTAAACCGCATTCAAAACATGAGTTGATTTCCAGCCTCCGAACTTCATTATGTATTGATCTTTAACTCCGATTGCATGAAGCGCAGATGCGTAGTAATGCCGGAGGTCATGGAATCGGCAACTCATTCCGAGCTTATCTCTTAATTCCGTAAATCGTCGAGTAATTGAATTTAAACTGATCGGGCACACGCGGCCTGATTTGCCGCTGATTTGATTGATAACCACATCAGGCGCGGTGACATATCGATCTGATGAGTATGTCTTCGGGGACTTGCTAACAATTCTTCGATTATCGTCGTAAACATATGATTTGTTGATGTGGATCATATTCCCTGATATGTCTGAGTCTTCGAGAGCCGCGATTTCTCCGCGCCGAAGTCCGCAAAAGGCCGCTAACATGATCGCGGTGCGTAAGTTGTCTCCTGCGGCCTCACAGAGCGCGAGAACATCATCGGTGGTCGGTACTGAGTATTCGATCTTTCTACTTTTCGGTAAAGTCACGTTAAAACTCCTTCCTGATACTTGATTAACGGCGGCTGATATTAATCCATATGCATTTCGAACTGATTTCGGGGAGTGGGTAGCTGCCATGAGGTTGATTTCCGTCTGCATCCGCTCAGATGTGATCTCATTCGTCGGTACGGTCATTAATCGCTGGAAGTCAAGTCTCCTGATTTGCTCATAGCGCGCTACAGTGGACGGTGAGAGGACATTCCGCTTCGATGCTATATAATTGTCGATCAGTACACCTAACGGAGCGCGTGGCACATCTGACGCGTTCTGACGATAAGCCTCGGCCATCTTGCGCAGTTCGGTTTTTGATTTATGCGTGAACGATCTTCGAACTCCTTTGACTTGGACTTGAGTTGTGTATGATCCTGATGGGAGCTTTCTAATTTTCATACCGCCTTCTCCGATCCGCTAATGTTATCGTGTTTTTTATATTCCCCAGAACGGTCGAGAAGCTCAGCGTAACGTATAACTGCGTCGCGTCCGTCTTCATTCAGATTTCTAAACAGTGAAAGAAGTTCATTCTCGGCATCCTCATCCCAGCCCATCAAATAAGCGACAGACGTATCGAGAGCAACAGCAAATGCTGCGACCTTCGATTGACGGATGTCGTTCTGATTTAACTCGATCTTATTGATGCTTGACTTGTGCTTGTATCCTAATTTCTTGGCAAGTTCTTCTTGCGTGAGCCCGAGCTCCAGCCTCCTCTGTTTTATCTTATCTCCGATCATGTCAACACCTCCCTGAGAACGTAAATATACCCCAAAATAGAACAGTATTCAACTTTTTTTTGGAAATTAGCAAAAAATAGTTGACTTACTATACATCATATGGTAGAGTCTACGTAGAATTTAATTCTACCGTATGAAAGGAGGGATATGATGACGGACACGATTATGCTCGATGACAAGATCAGAGCAAACGGATTCACGATGCAGTTCGTTGCCGAGCAGTTGGGCTTATCGAGTTACGGTTTCGCCAAGAAAAGAAAGAACGAAACGGAGTTCACATCGAGCGAGATCACGAAGCTCTGTAAGCTACTAAAAATTAGGTCGCTGAGGGAGAAAGAGGCTATTTTTTTTAAGCGTAAAGTAGAAAACTAATCTACTATAGCTGTCGGCTCCACTTCAAAGCCGCATGAAACAACTACTACCAACAAAAACCGAGCTGATCTATTCAAAGGGGAGCAGACAGCTCACACAAGAAGAAAGGATAACGCTTCTTGATCAGATAAACAATCAATCTTCGTGCGGCTCTGTGGTGGAGTCGGAAAAGGGAGAAGAAATGAAACCGCAAACATTCATGGCAGAGGTTCGAAAATATCAAGAGCTGACAGGCGCGACGGATGCTGATTTGCAACGTGTCACGGGATGGTCAAAAAGTACAATGTCGCGACGGTTTAAGAATCCAGGACAAATCACGCTCAAAGAGGCAAGCGATATTAGCGAATATCTCGGAATCAATCAAAGGAGGTAAGCAATGCAAACGATCGGATTATTTTTAGCATGTTCAGGACTCGCGGTCAGTATCACGGTATTTCTGATGTGTGGTATGGCTTTGCTCGATACGGGGCGGAGGTGGTTTAAATGACGTTTACCGCAAAGGGATATAAGGTGACTATCATTGCCGAGCATCCTGATTTGGATTCATTCACAGCAACACGGCTATTCATGCACGACTTTGAAATCATGCTACGAGAGGCAGCGGAATCGAATCAGCGTAAAGGATACAGATTCGCTGCAGATGATTATAAAAGCGTCGCAAACAACATTCATGAAGCGTTGCTGATATTAGGTGATGATAATGCGCGGAGTTAATGAAGATGCTTACTGGACGCAAGTCCAGGCACGGGTCGAGCGGTGGGATCTCGAGGATGACTTTTTCGAAGATGATGAAGATCAAAACGAATTCTCAGAACTTGACGCGGTTGATATGGAAGTTGACGAAATGATTTTAGAACGGGGAAGAAATTGCTAATAGTTAGAGTTCCTACGCCGAGAGGAAGTGCGTCAGTGTCATTTTTACGACGAAAAGATATTCGAAAAGTTGATGAATACGATCTTCTTATTGAGGGGATATGTCATCAGGCAGCTAAAGACTTAAAAAGCAAAAACGATCGATGGCGGTTCGATGCAATGGACTTTTTCCGATCGAAATGGTTCGAATATTTAACTGACTTGGACGGTGAAGAGATTATTCAAAAATTACTTTCATAGGGGGATTAGATATGAATTCGGTTGATGCAACAAATAACATGTTTGCTGAAACAATGAGGTATTTCCAGTATTTACCGCCGAAGCGCGAGCGCAACGCGGCGAAGCTTGAGAAACATGCAGATGAAGCTATTGATGTATTTTTCAAAGGAGGTAAAGACAATGGCAAATGTAATCGGAGTAATGGGGGAGAGCGGATCGGGTAAAACAACCTCGATGCGCAATCTGGACCCGAAAACAACATTCTATGTCGATTGTGACAAGAAGGGGCTTTCATGGAAGGGCTGGAAAAAACAATACAACAGCGACACGAAGAACTACATACAGACGGATGCCCCGACTACGGTCATGTCGATTCTGAAACATGTCAACGAAGATGATCAGTATAAACAGATCAAGACGGTTGTCATCGATACGATCAACGGGGTCATGGTAGCGGAAGAAATGCGGAACGCGAAAGTCAACGGCTTCGGGAAATGGACGGATCTCGCGCAGTATGTGTGGTCAATCTTCGATTATTGTCTGACAATGCGAGATGATTTGAGCGTTATAATTTTGGCTCATGCGATCACAGACACTGACGATAACGGAGTTGTGTTCACTCACATTCGCACGAACGGCCGGAAACTTGAGAAGATTGTACTCGAATCGAAACTGACAACCGTTCTGCTCGCAATGTGCAAAGACGGGAAATATATATTCAAGACTCGGGCAGACAGATCAAGTGTCAAGACGCCGCTCGGGGCTTTCGTAGAAGATGAAATTGATAACGATATTGTGAAAGTGCTGGATGCGCTTAAAGAGTTTTAACAAGACAAAGGAGAATTAAAATGCGAAAAATCGACATGTCAAACGTCCAGGAGGCTGGAGATTTCAGAAAGCCGGCAGCAGGGGCATATATCTGCAAGATTACAAACGTAATCGATGTAACTGAAAAGCAATATCTCAAAGTCGATTACGACATCGACGAAGGGGAGTTCAAAGGGTACTATACCGAAATCCGCAATGCTCATCCCGATTGGGCGTGGTCAGGCGCATATGTCAAATCATACAAGGAAACAGCTCTCGGATTATTCAAGCGGTTCTGTTCAGCGGTCAACAAATCGAATAACGGTTTTATCTTCGATGCTGGAGAATTCAACTCCGAAGAAAAGACACTAATCGGCAAACGGATCGGGCTTGTATTCCAGGAAGAAGAATACTACGGGAACGACGGCAGTATTCGGACACGGCTCAGAGTATTTCGCGAATTTCCGATTGACAAGTTATCCGAGCAGACAACTCCGAGTCCGTCCAAGTTAGCGCAAACGGCTCCAGCTAATGAATCGAATCCCGTCTTCGTTCCGGAAGGTGTCGATGATGAATTCCCGTTCAAATGATTATCCAGGAAGATACAAGACAACAGGCGGGTAAGCACGATATTAAACATGCCTATTTTGACGACAACAAGATCGGCGTGGTCCGATGTAAATTACCGTTCGGTGATTACGCTCCGGTTCCGCCGGTGTCGGTTGACACAAAGGCCAGTATCGATGAGATCGCCGCGAATATATGCGGTAAAGAACACACGCGATTCATCAATGAGTGCAAGGCTGCACGGGATGCGGGATGCAAGCTAATTATTCTGATTGAGAACGATCTCGGGATAGATGATATTTCAGACGTTCACAGATGGATCAATCCGAGAGTTATCTATTCTCGGAACTGCGTACAAGGCCCGCGCTTGCAAAAGGCAATGGAAACGATCTCAGAGCGATACAGCGTTCGATTCGAGTTTTGCCGGCCTGAAGAATCAGGAAAACGGATAGTGGAGTTGATAGCAAATGAGCAACAGCGGATGGATAAAACTACATCGGCAGATCACTGATAACTGGATATGGCAAGATTCGGAACGACTCAGGGCATGGATTGATATTCTTCTCATGGTCAATCATGAAGATAAAAAAACGCTGGTAAACGGTCAATTAGTAACGATTCATCGAGGCGAACGGCTGACAAGTATTACAAAGTTAGCGATCCGATGGGGGTGGAGTAGGCAACGTGTCAGAACATTCCTTGATTTACTTGAGCAAGACGGAATGTGCACATCAAACAGTACAACGAACGGTACAACGCTTAAAGTCAGTAACTACGCGGAATATCAGGATTTTCAGGCACCTAATCGGACAGCCAACGTTACAGCTGACGTTACAGCGGACTTGACAGCAGACCTTACAGCGGACGTTACACAAACAATAATTAATAAGAATGATAAGAATGATAAAGAATTTTTAAGTGGCGCGTCCGCGCAGAAAAAAATTCCGCCAAGTCGAGATGATATTGAATCGTATTGCAGGGAAAAAGGATACCACATCGATATTGATGAATTCATGTCGTATTACACGCTTAATAATTGGACGTTGTCAGGCGGTCGGAAAATAACCGATTGGACAGCGGCTGTTGATTACTGGAATAGCAAAAGCCAGAAGATTGAAAAAAGCAATAGTGATCTGACAGAGACAATGCCGATGTATCAGGAGTTTAAAGATGCGCCGATGCAACTCGGGACCGATCCAAAATTCGAAGGCGGTGTTGTGGCTGAAATGATAAGGAGGAAACGGAAAAAGAATGCTTAATGATCGAGAGAATGAATGTCCGTTCTGCGACGGTGCAGGATACATTCTCGAGGATAAGGACGAATATTACTATTACGCAAAAGAGTTAATTTATACGGCAAACAAAGAAGCCAACAAACAGCGACAACGGGAACTCATTCAGCGTGTTAAAGATATGCACAATAAACCGATGCAACCGCTCGCGATTGAGTGCCCGAAATGTAAGGGGACAGGTAGAAAAAGTGAACTATAAGGAATTTTTAAAATCAAAAGAAGTTCAATCTATCAACGCGGGGATTAAGGTTGATAGATCAGAAATCAACAATATGCTATTCCCTTTTCAGAAGGATATCGTCTCATGGGCGTTGCAAAAGGGGCGAGCTGCAGTGTTTTCCGATTGCGGAACTGGTAAGAGCGCGATTCAATTAGAGTTCGCTCGAATCGTCACGGAAAAAACAGGATGCAAAGCGATCATAGTCGCTCCATTGTCAGTAGTTTGGCAAACAAAAAAAGAGGGTGATAAGTTCGGGGTCGAAACAACAGTATGCCGAGATCGAGAAGATGTATCAGACGGGATTAATATTACAAACTATGAAATGCTATCTCATTTTGATGCATCAGAGTTCGGATGCGTTGTTCTGGATGAATCATCAATTTTAAAATCATTCACATCGAAAACGCGCGATGAATTGATCGATAAGTTTGCAGCTACTCCGTATCGATTATGCTGTACGGCAACGCCATCCCCGAATGATCAATCAGAAATCGGAAATCATGCAGAATTTCTCGGAATCATGACAAGAACTGAAATGCTCGCAACATATTTTATTCATGACGGGTCAGACACTTCTAAATGGAGACTTAAAGGATACGGTGAAAAAAAGTTCTGGGAGTGGGTTGCTACTTGGGCGGTATGTGTCAGGACTCCGGAAGATCTGGGATACACAAAAGAGGGATACGAATTACCGCCGCTGAATTTGATCGAGCATATTGTCAAAAGCAAAGTAAAAGATTATGAGTTATTTGCAAAGCTTGCTAAAACTCTCTCAGAGCGTCGAGAAGCTCGAAAAGAGTCAATGGTCGATAGAGTTAAAGTTGCATCTGATTTATGCGCGAAAAACACTAATTCATGGCTTGTATGGTGCGATTACAATGCGGAGTCAAGTGCACTTCATGAAGAAATAGTCGGGAGTGTCGAGGTTGTCGGATCTGATAATCCTGTTTATAAGGCAGAAATGGCGATTAAGTTTGCTGAAGATCAGATTCATGCGCTTGTAAGCAAGCCGTCGATTTATGGATTCGGCATGAACTTTCAGAATTGTCATAACATGATTTTTTGCGGAATATCTGATAGCTATGAGCAATTCTATCAAGCCATTAGACGATGCTGGCGGTTCGGTCAGGAGCATCCTGTCGATGTCCATATCATCATATCTGAAGCCGAGATGAATGTTCTCGAGAACATCAAACGCAAACAAGCGCAGATGGAAGAAATGCAAAATAATATGATTGCGCTTATGCATGATGTAACAATGGCTGAAATCAAACATACGACACGAATCACAACAGAATATAAGCCAACGGAAAGGATGGAATTACCAGAATGGATTGCATAAACAAATATATTAGTGATAGCTATGCGCTATATAACGCGGATACGGTCGAATTAATTCAGAGCTTTCCAGATGATTCAATGCATTTTGAGATTTATTCTCCGCCGTTTTCATCGCTCTATACATATTCAAATAGCGATCGCGATCTCGGGAACAGCAAATCAGATGATCAGTTTTTTGAGCATTTTCATTTCATTACAAAAGAGCTGTATCGGATATTGAAGCCAGGCAGAATCATGGCGGTTCATTGCATGAATCTTCCGACATCAAAAGAGCGCGATGGATTCATCGGGATCAAAGATTTCAGAGGGGATCTGATTCGAGAGTTTCAAAGCGTCGGATTTATATATCATGCTGAAGTTTGCATCTGGAAGAATCCAGTAACTGCAATGCAGCGCACAAAGGCTCTCGGGTTGTTACATAAACAAATCAAAAAAGATAGCTGCATGTCGCGAATGGGCATTCCTGATTATGTTGTCATCATGCGCAAGCCAGGAGAGAATCCGGAGCGTGTAATTCATACAAATGAGACTTATCCGGTCAGCCATTGGCAGAATGTCGCGAGTCCAATCTGGGAGTATGAGCATAGCCCTGTATGGTGGGATATTAATCAATCAGACACGTTGAACGCAAGAGCGGCAAGGGACGGACGCGACGAACGGCATATATGCCCGTTGCAGTTGCCTGTTATCGAAAGACTTGTCGAACTGTACACGAATGAAGGGGATACGGTGTTTACTCCGTTCATGGGTATCGGATCGGAAGTCTATCAAGCGGTCAAAATGAATCGGCGCGGTATCGGCATTGAATTAAAAGAGTCTTATTTCAGATGCGCAGTTGACAACATGAACAATCTCGACATGGAAAAGAAGCAAGTTTCACTGTTCGATATTCTGGATAAAAAATGAGAGTTTATATATCAGGAAAAATCACAGGCGATGACAACTACTATCAGAAATTCGAGATAGCTCAGAGTTGTTTTGAACGGCTCGGGGATGACGTGTTTAATCCAGCTGAAATTAGCGCATCGCTGCCGGTATTGAGTCATGATGAATACATGGAGATTGACAGAGTATGTCTGCAAATGTGCGATGCAATTTACATGTTGAGTGATTATCGAGATAGTCCAGGAGCATTGGAAGAATTAGAAATAGCAAAAAGTATGGGATTAAAGATTATGTATGAAAGCAGGGAGTTGTTATGAGATTCTTTGATTTCTTCGCTGGTATCGGCGGGTTCAGACTTGGAATGGAAATGGCTGGATCGGTCAATTCGGATAATCAGTTATACAAACAAGCGGGAAACAGCGTAACAGTTAATGTGATTTATGAAATAGCAAGGAGATTAAAACCATGAACGACAAACAAGATCGCATCTTATCAGAACTATACGACATGATGACTCAGGCACATAAACAAGTTACATCCAGCAAGACGAATCACGATAGAGCCGTTGCGCATGGTCGATTCATGGCTTTCTGCGAGGTTCAGGATATGATTCGGGAGATTATGGAGGATAACGAATGATTGAATTAATCGTAGAAGACTACTGCCAGGAATGCCCGGAGTTTGACCCGGACATCAATCGAACAATCGCGAGATCGTGGGATGACAAAACAATGGTGTTATCTACAACAGTTTTTTGCAAATACGCATACAGGTGCAGAGAAATGGAGAAGCATTTCAGGGGGAACGAAGATGAATGATCTAATAAGAAGACAGGCGGCGATTGATGAAATTAAGGAATTTAAGAACAGAGCCGCAGAATGGAGAGATGAACAGGAAGGATGTTCCGACATTTGGCACAGAGCAGATTCGGCTATTGCATCGGCTCTTGAGATTGGATTAAGAGTCAAAAAACTTCCATCCGCACAACAATGGATTCCATGCAGTGAGGGGTTGCCGGAAGAAAGCGGGGATTACTTGGTAACAGTGGCACATCATAGTGGTGAGTTATTGGTTGAAGTTGATCAGTTCGATAATGAAAATGGATCATGGTGGCACTATATGGATGATGTAATTGCATGGATGTCACGACCTGAGCCATATAAAGGAGAAGAGTCATGACACCTGATTGTAATACATGCCGATGGTTTATACCGATACCAATGAGATTACTTACAAAGGCAGAAGCTGAAATGGTTCGTAATGGTATATACATAGAGAGAAGGCAGTGTATCTGGAATGTCTGTCGATATGAGAATAAGGAGAAGAATCATGATTTACGGTAAAGTTAGTATTCTCGGAACAGAGTATGAGATAACGGTAATGTCCGAAGAACAAGACCCAAAATTAAAAGAAAACTATGGATATTGCGACCCATCGGTTAAGCAAATTATTGTTTCAAACTTTTCTGACCTGATAGAAAGTAATGACAGCTGGGCTGACCTTGATGAGTTCAGGAATAAGGTTATTAGACATGAAATCATACATGCAATGATGTATGAAAGCGGCTTGTCCGACCAGTGCGAATTTGCAATGAATGAAGAATTAATTGACTGGATTGCAATTCAGTTTGACAAAATGAAAGAAATTTTTAAACAAGCAGAATTGCAAATTGAACGAAGAAAACAGTTTGAGAAAGAAAACAGCATGAGAAGAGGGGAATAACAATGTGTGATTTTTGCGAAAACGGAAAGAGAGTTAAAGCAGAGTATAAAGGCGAAGGGAACACAACTTGTAAGAATATGATTGATATGATTTTTAGACGTTACGGTTTCAGTGAAGATGCTTTTGATGTAGCGCACATAGAGAATGACGAAATGTGGGTAGATAATTCAAGCGGTGAGTATGCGGAACTTGGATTCAAAATCAGCTATTGTCCGTTTTGCGGTAAGGAATTGAGGAAAGAAGAATGATTGATTATATTATGCGTCTTGACGCACTAATAGATGTATGTATAGGTTGCAATGAGGAATTTCCGAATGAACCATGTGAGCCAAACGACTGCAAGATAAAAAGGGCATTGTCAGGGATTCCAACCGCCGATGTTCGGAAGAATGTCAAAGGGCAATGGTTAGACTACTGGGATAATCCTATAAAGTCATATTTTGATGGGAGGTATTCAACACATTGTTCAGTTTGCGGCTATCACCCAGAGTATGAGGAAGAGATGCACAGTGCAAATTTCTGCCCGAATTGCGGTGCGGAAATGGTAAGAGGTGAATCATGATTTTTCTACTGACATTATTAATCATACTATTGGTGATTGGGATTGTATGTTCGTGGATGTGATCAGGAGGTGATCAATATGTTTATCGGGCCAGATGAGTTAGCAAATATCATGAATGATAGGTCAACAGGGGATCTGATTGAAGCAGCTATTGAATTCAAGAGACTATTCGACGCTTTCGTTCAGGCTGGATTTACTGAAGATCAGACAATAAATATCTTGACATTAATGGCAACGAATCAGGGTGATCGATTATGAAATGTCCATATTGCGATAGCTTGAACACATTTGTTATTGATACGCGCATGAATGTGGATGGAACCATTAAGCGCAGACGCCATCAATGCAACGAATGTAGTGAGCGGTTCACAACTTATGAAACATACACCGCAGAACTTCCGGAGCTGAAACATAAGATCCGAAACATCAAGGCAGCACTTCATAATCTTGAGAGGATGATCCGAGAATGAAACAAGACATCATTTACATCATCATAGCAATTCTATTTATCGACTTCGACTTCACCGTCCTGGTATACGGCGGACGCATTGCATCATTAACAGCGCTTGCCTTATTGATCATCGGTGCCGGTGTCGTGATAACCTTATTGCTTCGAGGTGCTTAACCATGAACCGTGCTGATCTCGAATACATCCGACAACTAAACGACCGGATCAACGGCGCACTGCTGCATATCGAACAGCTCAAGCAAAAGGCGTTTCCCGGTGCGATCCGATATGATGACACTGGCGCATCAAAGTCAATGCCGGAGAACAAACTTGAATCCGTGTTCTGCCTCATTGATCAGGAGGAACGGAGGGTCAATCGCTTAATTGATCAGTATGTAGCATTAAAGCTTGAGGCTATCCAGCAGATCCAATCAGCCAACATGGAATGCGCTGCACGACATATCCTGTATCTACGTTACCTATCACGCGATCCTCGAACTGGTGAATCTCTCGAGTGGCCGGACGTGCTCCGATTTGTTTCAAAGTACCACAATATATCCGAGCGACATGTGTACCGTTTACATCATATTGCGATTCAAAAGTTGTCATAACACAACATATTGACAAATGTCAGTAGATATGCTATAAAAATGGTATAAGGAAATACTATACTTTAGAGCTTTGCTTTACCTCTTTTTTAGTTATTTCTACTCCCCAGAGCCATCGTGATTGCTTCCCCGATCACGGTGGTTTTATTATGCACAAAAGGATTAACCCTTATGGCCTCAAAAACGGTATCGAAAAGATCAGACCGTACCCCCGGCAATCGTGGAGCTTACGAAGCCGCCCGGCAGAAGATCTTAAAAACTCAGACCGTATGCGGCATCTGCGGAAAGCCCGTGGACTTCTCCTTGCGGTATCCGCATCCCATGTCCCCGACGGTGGATCATATTGTTCCCGTCTCGCGTGGTGGTCATCCTTCAGACATAAACAACTTACAACTTGCGCATCGATGTTGTAATCGGCAGAAGTCCGACAAGCTGATCGATGCAACGAAATATATTTCCGACGAAAACAAACTCATTTCTAATCGAAATTTGCCTCAACATTATGATTGGAAAAATTATCGATTTTGCGGATAAGGGGGCTATACCTCCCCCGGCTCCCCAGCCGCCGGAG